GGCCGAGGAAGGTGAGCAGTGACGACGTTGTATGCCGATCTGTGGGATGCCGACGGGGGGCGGCATCGGCACACTGTCCGTCAGGTGGCCGTTCACGTGGTCGACCCGCAGGAAGTGTCTGCGGTGGAGCGGGTTGTCCCGTCGGGGGTGCTCGTCCGTTTGGGTGGGGCGTCGCTTGTCCTGTCGGATGTGGCTGCCCGCAGGTTGGCTGAGGTGCTGGCCGACGCGGTGCGGTCCGCACGAGGGGTGGATCTGTGACCGGCCCTGAGGTGGTGCCTGCCTCGTTTGCGGATGGGGTCGCCGCGCTGTTCGGGGGTGGGTTGGAGGTGCTGTCCGTGAACGGCCGTCTGTTGGCCGTGTCGGCTCGGGCGCGGGTTGAGGTGGCGGACCTGCCCGTTGATTGGCGGGAGTGGTTGGAAGGGGTGTTCGATCGGGCGGGGGGTGCGCCCGTTGGGGTGTCGCTCGGCCCGATTGCCCCGCATCCGCCGTCAGGCGCCCTGTAGGCCGTTCTCCCGGGCCGTCAAGGGTTGGGTGGGGTGGTTACCCCCGTCGGCCTGAGCGGCCGTTAGACAGCGTTTCAGGGGCTGTAGCGGGGGTGGCGGGTTGAAGGTCCCGTTCCGTGACCAGCCCCGCCGCCAACGCCAACACCTCCAACCGCTCCACCAACTTGCGCAGATCCGACCTGAGGACCGGCACCGGCCCCGCCATCGGATCGTCCGGCCCGTCACCCAACACGCCCCGCCAGTACCGCAACGACACTCGCAACCCGTCGACCTCCGACCAGTCGCTCACCGCTCACCGTCCCGCACGTCCTGCCGCCACCGCTCCGCAGCCACCCCCGCCGCATACGTGAACACCGCAGCCACACACCCCGCCCGGTCCCGCGCCGAGAACAAGCGCATCCGCCCGTCGCTGTAATGCACCTCCACCGACACGTACCGGCCGCCGTCGACAAACTGGCCCCATCCGTCCACGTCCCCGCCGAACGACACGCGGCCCGTCGCCTCGTCCACCACGGCGGTCACCGTCGCAGCCAGCGACCACGGCTCACTCACCCGTCCACCGCCACGACCGGCGACACCGCTCGCACCGCCACCAGCACACCCGCTCCCCGCACCCCGGGGCCGTCACCCACGTGAACGCCGCCGGACCCGTCCACCGGCCGCACCCGTAGCACCGGTCCGGGAACGTCACCCGTCCACCCGGGCCGACCAGCCCACCGGCTCACCGACAGCCTCACCGACCGTCGAATCGAACTGGGCCGTCCACCGGTCCGCCAACACCGGCGCCGCAGCAACCGCCGCAGCGAACGACCGAAAGTAAACCGGCACCGTCCGCCGACCGTGCCGCCGCTCCCGAGAGACCGTCACCCCGTCAACCGACAGCGTGTACGCCGGACCCTCCCCGTAGGTCAGATGGTTCGTGATGTAAAGGTTCGTTGCCATCCACCCATCGTAGCACACCCGCCCGACACCCGGCGAACACCCGACACCAAACACCCGACACACAATTCCGGAAACCCAACACCCGACAGTCAACACACGAAACCCGACACCGCCGCTGTATGGGGTGGGGTTTGGCGGGGGTGTGTTACGGGGTTGGGGGGTCGAATAGGGTGGGTTCGGTGGGTTGTGTGTGTGTTCCGTTGGTGGGGTGGCGGGTGGTTCGTTTGTTGTTGTGTTCGGTTTGGAGGGTGGCGAAGGTGTGGGTGCCTTGGCGGGTGCGGAGGTGGGGGATGTTGTTGGTGATGACGGCGATGCGGTTGGTGGGGTGGGTGATGGCTTGGCGGTCGTCGTCGGTTTGTGGGGTGTATCCGGCGGTGATGGCGGCTTGGTGGGTGGGGAATACGTCGCAGTGGCGGTCGATGTCGCGGTTGACGAGGTGATCTTGTTTGCCGCCGAGGCTGTAGAGCCAGTGGAAGTTGGTGGGGGGGTTGGGTTCGACGAGTCGTTTGAAGCGTTCTACTTCGCGGGTGTAGCAGTAGAAGGTTACGTCGGGGGTGGCTTGGGCGATGGTGAGCCATGCGGTCAGGTAGTCGTCGGAGTAGAAGTCTCCGGCGTCGTGGATGCGTACCCACTTGCCTTCGCGGTAGCGGCGGGCGGTTAGTTCGTCGATCATGTCGGCGGTCCAGCCGGGGAGGTTGTCGACGGTTTGTTGGAGGTTGCGGGTGTGGGCGGCTTTGACGTTGGGGAAGCGGTAGGTGCCGACTCGGGCGTAGCAGAGTGATGCGCAGATTCCGGCGGCGGGGCATGTGGTGATGCGGCGGCCGTCGTCGAACGTGGCGGTGAGTGCGGGGATGGTCCAGTTGTAGATGCCGTGGGGTTTGAGTTCGCTGTTTTGGGTGAGCATGTATCGGCGGGCCACTGGGTGTGATCGTACCATGCCGGGTTGGCTATGCTGTGCGGGTGGCTGGTTGTCCGGTGGTTCGTTCGGTGTGGGTGTCGTGGGTGCGTCAGGACCCTACGGTGATGTGGGGGATCGTGTGCCGGTTGGCGGCGGGGATGGCTGCCGGACAGTCGGGGACGTTGACGGTCCGGCCGACAGTTGAACCGACTCCGGGGGTTGGGGCGGATGCCGAACTGTGGTTCACTCCGGACGGCTAGCCTTTCTGTGGTGGCCGTCCGCCGGTGTCGCCGTAGTAGTCGACGTTGCTGGTGCCGTACAGACGTTCCAACGCCCGTTTGAAGTAGTGGCGGGGTGGGACACCACGTACCCGTTTCGCGAACACCCGTCGCCCTTGGCCGTAGATCCGTTGGTTCGACTGGCCGAAGAATCGGGTGCCTCTCGGTGATGCGATCCATGAGAGGAACCGGGCGCGTTTCGGGGTGATCCACCGGTTGAGTGGACCGTACAGGCCGGTACCAACCTCTTGGTACAGATCGTAGGGTGGTTCACCGACAGTGGATCGGAACCTGACGGACGCGGTGACCCGTGACTTGTCGGCGGTGATCCGTTGTTTGAGGAACCCGGTGTCCTTTGGGGCGAGCACCCGGATGCCTGCACGCGTGAAGTTGGCGGCCACTTCCTGCCATTGGGCTGCGCCTGCCGGAGTGTTCACTTCCTGTTTGAACCGGCGGTTCGGTCGGACGCTACCCATGATGTTCCTCTAGCCATTCGACGAACGCATCCAGCACAGCGACCCACACCTCGCCGGGGAGCGTGATCGTGTGGACCCCCCGGTCGTCGTGCCGTTCCGTCACTGACAGGTGACTGGTGCCGTCGTCGGTGTAGAACGCGGACACGTCGACCGTCCGGTTCACTGACCCGTCGGCCGCCCACTGTTCCACGTGGAGCAGATCATCGGCTGGCATCAGAGTCCCCGTCGTTTGCGTCGCCTTGCACGTCGGGGGTTGTCGCCACGTTCGCACGGATCATCGCGTCGGCGTGATCGGGTGACACCGCGACCACCCGGTTCTTTTGGAACCCGAACGCGTGAGCGGTCATCCGCACCAGTTCTAGCATGGCTCGCGATCCACCAGACGGACCGCCATACGGATCTCCCATCCGCCGCATCCACCGGACCGGGCGAGAGGGGTCCAGCCGTACACGACAGCCCGGCCGTACCGTTCGTTCCACGGGTGGTAGCGGAGCGCCCGCCACAGTTCCCGCACGTCGGTGAACAGATACTCGGCGGACTCGTTTACGGTGCGGACCGATGGGGCGTTGCCGTGCTCACCGTCGAACACGGGAACACACCGGACGACAGACACCGCATACTCGGCGAGCCAAACGTCGTCGGCGCAGTCCTGCGGGCGGAGCAGCCCCGGGATGTACGAGCCGGTGTTCGGCCACTGGTCGCCCGCAAAGTCCAGCCGTTGCAGTTCGACGGACAGGATGCCGTCACAGCAGTTTGTCCAGTCGGTGTCAGGGTTGCCAACGACAAGCCGGTCGGGGACACCACGGTTACCCCAGTCGGTTTCGGTGGCGGCCACGTTCAGGATCGCGTCCGCCCACTCCCACGCCGTTGTCATAGCAGGATGCTAGTCGGCGGTTGGGCCACTCGTAGACCGGAGTGTCGTCACTTCCTCCGGCCAGTGAGCGCCGCCGTCCTTCGCACTGGAGAACACCAGATACACGTTCCGGGCGATCGCGTCGCACGCATCAGCCGCCTCCGCTTGCGAACTGAAAGCAGGCGTCAGGTAGGCGAGGTGCCCGCCGAGCGCGTCGTTCGGGCTGTTCAGATAGGCGACCACAAACCAGTCGCGCCCCTGCTGCGCCACGTCGATCTTCGCGACGGTCTGCGCGTTCACATAGCAGCCGTACCCGGCGATCATCACACCAGCGACCGGCCGTTGCTCCCGACCCACCGCAGCCCCCTCGGGCAGATGCAACGTGTTGCTCATCCCATCAGCCTCCGCGACAGTTCGTCGGCGACGGTGCCAGCCAGCACTTCAGGCGACACGTCGGTCCCGGTGCCGACACCAGCCTTCACCAACTTGTCGACCGTCGACTGCGACAGTGCGTCAGCGAACCGGAGCCAGTCGTTGTCCGGCATGTTGCGGGGGATGCCGTCGACAAGCCAGCCTTCCACGTCCTTGACCGACGAGTCCTTGCCTCCGGCGGCGAGGATGAACTGGATGGCTTGCAGATGCTGCGGCGACGGAATCCACGTGCGGGTCATAAAGTCGGTGAGCCACACCTCGTTCCTGCCCTTACCTCGGATAAGCACCATGTCTTTGTCCCCTTTCTCGGACGACGGTGGCGGGGTCGGCCCCCACCCTACGGTCAGTGGCAGACGGCCGACACCGGGGATCAGCGAGAACCCCCGTGTCCGGCGGAGCACCTGCCCGCCGTTCGCCCAGTCGGTCCCGCTCGTGTTCCCTTCCAGCGTGACCATTGATCGTGCTGCGACGTTCACGGACTCCACGATGCCGACATGCTCAATGGAGTCGCCGCCGGGTCGAAAGTCGAAGAACACAATGTCACCCGGTCGCGCCTCAGACGGCGGATACCACCAGCCCTTGCGCTTGAACCCGTTGACCCCGGCCGGGGTGTACGCCCAGTCGCGGCTAATCAGCGACCGCAGATCCTCGCCGCCGCACCGGACGTAGCACCAGTCCACCCAGATTGCACACCACGGAACCCCATTCATTCCGTACCACGCACCGTACTTGGTGCGGTTCGATCCGGCGGGAGACTCAACGGTTCCCAGTTCGGCGGTAGCGACACGCAGGAATTCCTGCACGGTTGGCATGGCGTCAGCCTAGCCGACAATCACGACACGGCCGATGCTACGGCCCATGCGATCGCCTCGTGCTCCAGATGCTCCGGGTCGACATGCAACGCGGCGGCGCCAGCCACCAACGTGATGACACCCTCAACGACAAGCAAGGTGACGACGACACCCGTCGTGTCCAACGGCGGGTAGACCGGCACCACTTCCTGCCCGGCATAGCCAGTCACGCCGATCACATCACCCGTATCCGGGTCATACATTGCGACCGTGGCAGTGCCGTCGCCGTTGTTGGTGTAAACCTCAACGAGTCGGCCGTCGCTGTCGAACGTCTGTCGGTTCATCATGGGACCGCCCTCAGGAAGATCACCGGAGGCTGCGTAGTGTTTGCTGCACCGGGTGTCGCCGTCGCTGGCAACGTACTGGTGACGCTCGCCTCAAACTTGGCGCCAGCGAACGTGTTGTTGTTCGACGGGACTGGCATGATCGGAGTGCCCGTAACGAACGTCGGCGAACCGCTGGTGATCTGCGCTACGGCGGCCAGCCAATAGACACCGACCGACAGCGACTGGGCAGGACTGATCGTCACCTCTTTGTACGCAGCGGCGGTCGTCAGGTCGACGGTTCCGGCGTCCAGCACAAGGGTTGATGGCAGATCGTTCGTGCTGTTGTAGATGCCGAGCCGGACAACCGACCCGGCACCCGCCGGGGTGGCAGCGTGGGTGATGCCAATGCGATCGAACGACGTGGTGCGCGTAATGTAGATCGGCAAGTAGAACAACCGGTTTGACGTGACACCAGCGTTGCCGGTTGACGCCGCCGACGTTGCAACATACTGCCCAGCGACAATCAGCGACGGTGGCCGTTCCGTCCCACCAGCAATGGATTGCCAAGTCTGATCGCCACGCAAGAAACTGCCGCTGTTGGCGGTGCCGCTGCCCAAGCGTGCGGTCGCCAGCGTCCCGGACGTGATCTTCCCGGCGTCGATCGCGTTCGGAACCTCGTCCGCACCCTTCGCCAGTACGAGGATCTCGCCGTTGTTCGTGTTGACCCGAGTGACCAAGCCGATCATCTGCACCGCATCGGAGGTCCCGGTCGGCTTCGTGCCGGTCAACTGGCCTGCCGTTGTGCTGACGTAGAGCGGCTGGTTGATGCTGTAGGCGTTCGTGTCGACACCACGCAGTGTCCCGACGACGACCACGAACCCGGTGGCGTTGGCGGTCAGCGACGTTTCGGTCAGGCCGATCGCTGGCATTGCCGCTGTCACGTTGGCGTCTGCGGGTGCGATCTCAATGGTGCTGGTGCTGCCGACGGTCCCGGTGGCGTAGACCGGGACACCCTTGGCGATCGTCGATGCCGTCGTGTTCTTGACCGGGACGAACACCGGCACGTCGTAGGTCCACTCACCGAGACCATTCAGGAACGTGTGCACGGTCGGCGTGCCGGTGCCCAAGCGTGCAGGCGGGAACACGCCGGACGTGATCTGGCTCGCGTCCAACGACAACGCGTCGGACCCGCCGGACTCATGCGACTCGGCGTGCGGACGAACAGCCCCAGCCCCGAACCCAATGTCGCCGGACGTGGTGCTGATCGTGTTGCCAACCCCGTCGGTGAACGAGGTTGCCCCGATACCGGCGGACGCAATGTCGGACGGTTGGATATCCAGAATCTTCGATCCGCCGTACTCGTGCATGGTGAGCCACGCCACATCCATGCGGTTCTGCACGCCGATCTTCCATGTTTCGACGCCATTCGGGTCCATGCTGGCGTACTGCGCGTCGGTGCGTGAACCGACAGGTTCCCACCAGTAGCCGTCGTCGGCAGTCTGCACCACACCCGGTGCGCCCGAGTCGTAGGGCAGCCAGCGCCAGAACGTAACGGTCTCAGTAGCGGTGTCGTGCGTGACGCGTGCAATAACGGGGACACCCACCAGTTGCCCGCCATCATCAACGAACAAGCCCGGCCCCTCGCCCGGATCGCCCGTCAGCGTTGACTCGTAGAACCAGATGGCTGCGCCGTCGGTCAACTGCCCGCTGAACGTGGAGTCGCTGTGCAGGACCGCCCACTCGGTCAGATCGCCACCCGTAGCGGCAGCCTTAGTTTGCGTGACCAGTTCCCGATACCTCTGATACGGCCACGCAGTCCCCGGGTCCAGTTCAGCATCGGAGTACGGCGCATGAAGATAGAACTTCATACGCACGTCGATCCCGTCCGGTGTGGCGGGCAGGGTACCGGTCCCCGTGCCAGCGTTCGTGATCTCCCACACCCCGTCGTAACTGCCGTCCATGCTGACGGCCGTCGGGAAACAGCGCATCCACAGCGCATCGGATTGGGTCATGTCCTCGGCGAGCGCATCGGCCAGCCACGGGCGTTCATCCGAACCGGTTGCCGCTCCCCACGTCGGGACGCCCCCGGACATGGTGACCACGGCGCCGTCGGTTGCGGTGGTCGTTCCGGTTGTCGGGTCCCACCACGTGGGCAGGTCGTACTCGGAACCTGACCGCTGCTCCGGATACCACAACCACGTTCCAGTGAACGCGGTGGTATCAACAGGAATTAGCCGCAGTATCGTCGGAACACCACCTGTCTGCGCCAGATCAATCGACTGGACACCCGGTCCGCCGATCACATCGGTGCCTACAGCGGTGATTGTCGTTGCTGATCCTGCAATCACAGTGACGTGACGGCCACCAGCGCGAGTCGCTGCGTCCGGCAGAGTGATCGTACCGCCGACAGCCGAGTAAACACGGGTTGCGTCCGTAACTGTGACCGAGCCGGTGAAGTCCACTGCGACAGCGTTCGGTTCGTACAGCGGGTGGTCGTCTGCACCGAGATTTGTAAGTGCTGAGTGATCGGTAGTTCCCGGATCGCCTTTCGCTGCGATCTCCGTCCAGAACGGGCCTTCACTCGGAGTATCCCCGACATTCCCACCGTTAGCGTTGATCCGATACCACGTCGCCCCGCCGTAGGTGGCAACATCGCCAACTGCGTATGCAGCACCTCCGCTGTATGCCCCCGTGAAGTTCCAGAGAGCATCTGCGCCCGGGGGACCGGGAGGACCGGGGTCTCCCTGCGGTCCCGGATCACCCGACGGACCCGCCGGACCCGCCGGACCCTGCGGACCCGACTGGTTGATCGTCAGGGTGGCCCGCTTGGGGAACACCCCGGAGATCCCGACGTTCTGCTGGACGGTCAGTTTGCCGGTCATGTGTAGTTCCACGGGTTGACGCGAAACGGGCCGGACACGATCGGCTCATCGTCGCCGTTCAGGTCCCACTCCATCGCCCACCAGTACGTACCGACAGCAAGGTCGGCGTTAGCGGACGCGATCTCAATGTGCCACTGGGCGGCCACCGCATCGTCAACGACAACGGTGAACGTGCGTGCAGCAGTCGTGTCCAGTTCCGAATCGGTGACCTTCGCCCGGATTGTCACCCCTGACAGATCCGGGTTCAGGCAGTCGATCTCATACTGGAAGTCAGCACGCCACAGCGTGTTGACACGCACGTCCCACGGAAGGTGGCCGCCCAGTCCGTCAATGGTCGGCATGAACGCCGCCCTTGATTACGACGTGGTTGCGAACGTCGTCGGCTCGCAGTCGGCCGTCGGCAGGACAGTGATATCGTCGAAGATGTAGAAGGCGTACCAGTCGTCCGCCTCGGTGACGATGGTCTCCCACCGGTCAAGGTCGTAAGGCGAGCCGTCAAAGACCTGCTCGTTCTTGTAGCCCTTACCGGCATACTGGGGCTTGACGAGATCGGAGCCGTTGAGGGTGGTCGCACCCGACGGCCGCCAGTTCTTGACGAGCGGGAAGAACCAGCCAGCAACGGGGGCGGTGCCGCCACCGGTACAAGCGTCGGTGTCCAACTTCATCAGGACCTCAATCGCGACGTTCGTGGAGCCAGCGGCAAGGTCGACACGGCTGTAGCCAACCACGTCGCCGCCGTCGGTGTGGAGGGTCGACCCCATGAGGAACGAGTCCAGCGCAGGGTTGATGCCACACGACGTGACGTTGACGTTCACGTAAGTGATCTCGTCCTGCCCGGTGTCCGAGTAGCACTTTTGGCCGCCGAAGTTACGCTCGGTCACCTCGTCGCCCTCGTCGATCTGCTCCTCCCACGAGATTTCGGAGATGTTGGAGAGGACCAACTTGTTGCCAGCGCCGGTCTCGGGCGCACCGCACTCGTCAAGGTCATACACGATGACCACGCCGTCGCCCTCACGCACATTGATGCAAGGCATCTGAAACTCCCGGTTGTCAGGCCCGTCAGGGCTGTCGGACTGCTCCGCCCATTATTCCGCACGGGTGGTTCAGATTCGGGTGAGGCCAGCCCCTCGGCGGTTTGGATCGACCAGACGGCTGGCCCGGCCACGCTTTCCGATGCACCCGTAGGTTTCGATCACAGCGTCCACGGTGGGCAGCCCGATCTTGCCCTCCGTGCGGGCTTGGAGGGACACGGTGACACCTTGGCGGCTGACCGACGTGGCGTTGTCTGGCAGGTCGCAGTCGCGACCAAGCATCCGCTGGAGCAACTGGCAGGCCAGTTCAGCGGCAGCCATCCGGAGTGGGGCCGGGGGGTTCTGGCCGTGCTCAACAGTGACGGACCATACGCCCTCACCGGTGAGCCGCCGCATGTTCTGGTACGGCCACGGCAGCAGTGGCGTTGGGGTGCTGTCGTCGGGGTCCAGTGCCGTGAGCCATCGGTGGTTCACAAGGGTCCAGTAGTCGTCGGTGACGGTGGCGCCGTTGACCGTCACATCAGTGATTTCCACGATCGGCCCTGACACCCACTCCAACAGGTCCAACTTCTCCCAGCGCGACCCGCACCCGCAAATGTTGCGGTGGCCGCACTCAATGACCGGCCGGATTTCGGTGGTGCAAACGCCGCCGTACTGGCCGCACGTCACATCGTCCAGCCATTGAACGGCAGCGTCGATCGCAGTCTGAACTACGTTCGGCATGACACCAGTCAGGTCGCAGGTCAGGTCGCTACTGGTGATCCAGTCGTCACACATTTCGCCCAGTGGCACGGTTTGTCCTTTCGGCCGAACCCCTTTAGGGTACCGGGTGGTCGTGCCCTAGCCTTGGTTGCGGCGCAGACCGAGCCGCTTCCAGTTGGCGTACAGCGTCTGACGTGACACTGAGAACCGGGCGGCCACGTCTTTGACGGTCATGCCGGTGCGGTGCAGGTCCCATGCTTGCCTGTAGCGATCGTCCGACAGTTTCTGGGAGTGGACTCTGACGATGGATGCGACTCTGCCGAAGAACTGATCGCGTGTTTCCCACTTCAAGTGGGCGGGGTTCACGCAGTCCTCAGAGCCGCAGTCGGCGACAGCCGCGTAGGCGTCCTCTGGTTTGGTTCCGTCGCGTTCCTCCAGCAGTACGACACGCAGGTTGACGGGTGTAGGCCGCTTGCCGGGTTCGGCTCGGCGGCCAACCCGGGGCACGCCGTTTGATACATGGCCGATCCAATGCCAGCACCCTGCCTCGTCGACGGTGGAGTGAAGCGCCGCACGATCCTCGTAGGTGGCGTTGTTCGGTGCGCGTGTAGTCAGCCGTGAGGCTGGCCGGTTCTGCATGGTGTCACTCCCAAGAGTGTCTGAGGAAGCCCGCAGCGTGGGCCTCGTTTGGGTGGGATTCTGTCCACTCGTGGTGTGGACGGCACAACAATTTGATATTTGACGGATCAAGGATCGACCCGCCACGTGACCGTTTCAGCACCTCGTGCATATCGACCCACTGCTTGGTGCAGCCCGGGTACTCGCAACGGGGTCCGCGTTGCTCCAGCAGTTGCTTTCGGAGCACGGCACGTTTGCGGTTATCTACCTTCCGCTTGGCCGACTGAGCAGCGATCCGCTTAGTCGCTTTCAGCGGTGTCCGTCGTTTGATGGGCGACCGCTTCACAGCAGCACACTACCACCGCAAGTGGACGGCCCTCTCAATGGCTAGACGAACGGACAGCCACACCATCGGTCCCACGACTCGGACCCGCCCGTCGCCCCTCCACACGCGTCGCAGCGGTTCGACCAGAACCGAGCGGGCAGGGTATCCATGTGATGCAACGCCCGGGGTGGCACCATGAAACACGGGCGGCTCGGGTTTGCTCCGGGCCACCAACGATCGACCTTGCCGTCAACCGCCGTGATCCACCCGACGAACTCCACCCAGCCGTCGTTGGCATGGTTGGTGCGGACACCTACGAACACCCGGTCGTCAGGGTCTCGTGGGTGGAGCAGCACCCCTGACCTTGGGTGTGATGACGAGCGCACTTCCAGCCCGGGGACAACATCACCTCGGAGCGCCTTGTAGTTGTCGGTGACTTCAACCCACTGATCGGCCACGCCCAGCCACGACGCCACACACAGTTCGGCGAGCGCACCGACCCTGTTGATCCGAGCCGACTCTTTCCAGTCGGCGTTCAGGCCGTAGGCGTTTGGGGTGTCACGCTGGTCGTGAAACGCTTGGCGCTCGTTGCCGACCCGGATCGCCCGGTCGCGTTCCTCATCGCTGAACCGATAGACGACAGCGGTCACAGGTTCCACGGCGACGGGCCGACTTCGGCGTACAGATGCCATGCAGCCTTGGTGTTGCACGCCGGGTTCGTCCACTGTGACGGTGAGCAGCCGACAGCCGTGAACCGGCGAGCGTGCAGCGGGAGCATCATTTGGAAGCAGCCGCTGGCGCCTGACGCGTTGCGAGCGGTCGGTGTGTTGCGGGACTCCCGATAGACGATCCTCTTGGCCCATGCCTTGTCGCCGGGCCAGTGCCGGTCGATCGCCTCGTTGCAGTCCTTGGTCGGCCACAGGGCATCCAGCACTGCGGTCTGCTGTTCCGGTGTGAGTGACTTGTAGAGCGCGATCTCCTCGGGGGTACATGCTGCGGCCATCAGGGCGAGCAGCGCAAGGATCAATACACGGGTTGCTTTCACGGTTGCCTCCGTAGGTTGAGGGTTGGGTTAGACAGTAACGAACGGTGCTGGATCTTCCAGCCCTGCGCTCCACCAGTCGGGCCAGATCAGGGATGGATGCACCCCGATAGCGACTGCCGCGTTGTCGGCAGCGGTGATTGTCAGGCCCGCTGTCTGCCAGCGGATGATGGTTCGCTTCGCGACGTGGCAGACGGTTGCAACCGTCACGAGACTTGGGTTCGGATCGTCCACCCGGCTGCACACGTATCGGTAGAGCGGGTCGAATGAGAACCGGTGGCAGTGCGCCCCGTTACTTGGCATGGCGGAATAGTAGCACCATTCCGCTACTGCGCCGGTTGGCAAACGTGCAGATCCCACCAGCGGCTATCACGAGTGGTGAACGTCAGGACACCCGGCTGCGAAGTGGCGCCACCGATCTCGGCGTACCAGCGACTCCCACCGTCCATTGCCGGGCACTGAAAGAGCCAGCGGCCGGACGCAACTTCCTCCACCCTCAGATGGTGCCGGTGACCAACGACAAGCACGTCGCCAAGATCGGCGTCACCCCACCGGGTAAACGAAACCTCTCGCCACCAGTTACGCAGTTTATCGGCCGACCCGCGCTGCTGATCGCCGTGAGCGAGCAGCACGTTCGTCCCACAGATCGGCACGAGTGAGACCAGCGTGTCGCGTGGGATCACAAACTCAATGTGCGCACCCCACTCGGACTCGGCGCACACCTCGGCCAGTCCTTCCACCACGTCAACATCGGCGTTGTCCTCAAACGTCGTGTCGACTTTCTGGTTGCGGCGACCGTGGTTGCCGGGGATACCGACAACGGTGATGTGCTGGAACAGCGGGACTAGCCGCTTCAGCCATGCCAGCAGGATGCGGCGAGCCACACGAACCTGTCCGGACAGGTCCAGATCAACGGTGAACGGCTGCGCCGGGTACTGGCCGAACACGCCTTCCACAAGGTCGCCGAGCGCCGGGATCAACAGATGGGTGGCCCCATGTTTGACGGCGTGCTTGGCGCGTGCCTCAATGTCATCCAGCACATCAAGCAGCCGTTCCGCCGCTGCCGCACTCCCACCCTCTCCGCCAATCTGCCAGTCGGTGGCGACAACAACAAAGCACGAACCCGGTTCGTCGGTGACCGGCTTTCGGCGTGGCTTCCACCGCTTCACTTGTTTGAGCAGGTCAACCACATCAACGTCACTGGTTGTGCGACGACGGATGGCCGCCTTGTATTGGCGGTAGATCGTAGCCTCACCACCAGCGGTCGGCCCCTCCCACGCGTTGACGCGCAGGGTCGCCTCGTCGACCACCCACTCGTCGGGCGACAGACCCCAATGAGCGAAGATGGCGGCCCAGTCAGGGGTGGCGTCGTTGGCGCACGTGCCGGTGACAAGTTCGCCGGTGTGCTGATCGACCTGCGTGAACCGCGGTGGTTCCTGCGGAGTCCGGCGGTTCGCGTCCGCCCGGCCGCTCGGTTCGTTACGGGTAATGGCCTGCTCTACACCACGGACGAACTCACCCATCGGTACCCGCCTTGGTCTGATAGCCGTGCTTGGTATGGAAGCCGTAGCAGACACACCTCTCGTTCCGATGCCGTCTGATACTCATGTAACTCGGGGCCTCCAACCCGGCGTCAACCAGACGGCGCACAAGCCACGTGTGTGCGATCTCGTTGACGGGGCGGGACAGCAACTCGTTGAACAGGTCTTTGTCGTCGCTGTCCATCAAATCGGTTAGGCGCGCCACGATGCAGCGACCTTCGGTCGTTGTGCGGTGTTCGTCATTCCGATGCACGGCATCGCTGAAAGCGCCCACGGCAAAAGACTGTAGTCGACTCAGGCTGCTATTACGAGAGCCTGCGTCGGCGAACGACGTTCACCTTTGGGATATTGATGCCACCACCAACCACCTCGCCGTAAACATCGGACGTAACGAGCCTGACGTGATCGGCGGTTTCTGCGGTTTCCGGCAGCAGGAACCCAACTGATTGGACCACTACACGATCAACCCCGACCTCGTGTTCGGGCATCCAATGCGGTGCGCTGTCGTGAGCGTCGAACCACTCAATCAGATAGACCGGTCGTCGCGGCTCGGGCTTGGTGACCTTGGGCTTTGCCATGTCAGCCGTTGCACTCGTTGACGAACGCTGCCGGATCGGCCACAGAAAGTCTAATGGCTTCACCGTAGGTGGCCGTCGTTCGATCCACTTGCGTTGCGGCAGCAACCAGTTCACGGCGAGCGAGAGCAGCGCCGAGTCGCGCAGTCTCATCTTGTGGGTTGTCGACGAGCCGGTTTGTTGCTTCATCAAGCGCCGCCTCCGCACTCAGGAACTGGCTGATCGCATCGTCAACAGGGACTCTTGCCTCGGATCGGCAAGCAACGATCTGGCTTGCCAACTTCGCGTCCTCGGCGTCGTCGGCGGCGGAGAACAACTGGATGATCGCTACGACTGCCAGTGACAGCGTGAACAGCGTGACAACGAATGTGGCAAGGCCGACGACCTTTAGCCCCTTCTCTACGGTGGCTCCGGCGAATCGAACAGTTCTCATCGTGACACCATCAGGTTCAGGGCGAGTAGAATCGCAGCGGTTGTGGTCGACACAAGGATGCCGACAAGGATGCCGAGCATCTTGCCGAGCCGGTCATCCAGATTCTTCAGTTCCAGTTCGTGGTCGTCTAGGTCATGCTCGGCGAGCAGTAGACGGATATCGACGGCCAGCGGCTGACGTTCTGAGGATCGGCTCATCAGTGGCTCCGTGTCGACTCTCCCTCCCCTGATAGTAAGAGCCGTTCGGTTCAGGTGCTATGGATCGCAGGCATGTCGACGACACCGGTCGGCATCCAATTGCCACGGGGGTGTCCTGCCTCATGGAACCACCACAACACAAACTGGATCGCCTCAACCATGTCCACGCCACGGCGTTCGGCCACGATCCACGCCTCGGCACTGAAGTCGTCGGTGACGAGATCAGCGCAGGCTTCGCACACTGATGGCGTCTGCATCACGATGCTCACGTCGGTGGTGCTCCCGGGCTAGTGCCGCAGCCACCGGCGAGTCGACTGGTTGGCCGTATTCTGACCAAGATGCAAGCACGTAACTCAGGCATGTTGCGCAGGTCACATCGGTCAAGTACCGCCACGGCATCACGCCAACATACCCGTGTCACGGGTCAGTCGGGGAGAGTGGCGTACCCCATCATGTGCTGCCAAGTCTCAAAGTCCCAGTGGCCGTCGGGGAACAACTCTGCCCCGAAGTAATCCCAGTGCAACCGCATTGGCAAGCCGGTGAAGCCGGGCGGGTCCAACGTCCCGTCATCGTCCGGATACACCTTCACCCACTCGTTAGTCAGAGCGATACCGGTCGCAATCGCGTCCTGTCCAGCCTGCCGGGCGAAGATGAGCGCCAACACCCCATCAAGGACGCGACGGTCGGCAAACGCCACACACACATCGTGGAGCATCCGCCGGTACGTTGCGTCGGCAAACGACCGGCAGATCGACTCAATAGTCTCAGCGACCGACGCGTCCCCGCTCACAGCAGGTCGGCCTCGGTTCCCAGCCGGTCGAAGAACCCGTACTTGTCCACGGCCTCGTCGGCAAGCATCCACCAGTCCTTGCGTGACCAGCGGCCAATCAACTGCTTTGCAGACAGAGTGGACCGGGCAGCGATCAGTTCGGCAAATCGCTTCTCAATCATCCGCACCCACTCGGTGCGATCCTCAACCTCGCTGGTCTTACCGCCAGCCATGAACGCTGCCTCGTGCAGCATGAACGAGGCGTTCGGCATGATGATCCGCTGATCGCCCGCCTGCGACAAGATGGCGCCCATTGAAGCGGCCATCCCGGTGACGACAGTTGTGACGAGCACGCCGGATGCACTGAGTGACCGGATCGTGTCATACAAAGCGACGCCATCAGTGACGGAGCCGCCGGGCGAATTGATGACGACCTTGAACGTCCCAGCCTCTGGATTGACTCGCCGCCAGATCGTGATGGCGTCCATCGCCTTGCCGACAGTGCCATCGTTGATTGCGCCGAACAGCCGGTAGGTCGACCGGTGAGTGTCAGCCGACAGTTCAACCTGTCGCTTCCACCGCTCCCGTTCGGTCGACATTTCTACCTGTTCGGCAGCGTGGGCTGCCGCCTTTGCTTCGGCGGCGGAACGGGCGGCCTCATGTCGGTTGCGTTCTGCTTCGGCCTGCAACTTCGCGGCCTCAGCCTCAAACTTGGTGGCCTGCGCCAGTTTCAGGATGAGATCAGCGTCCTCAGTTGATGCCATTCCGGCAGACTACTGTCCGGCCGGTTCCAACTGGTACGTCGTCACGACCGCACCCTGCGAACGCAAGTACGCAGCCCATGCCATCACGGCCTGTTCTGAGCCGCGACGGTAGAAGTGACGGTTCAGTTCATCCGTCCATTCGACCGCCCACATGGCATCACCCTATCAGGGGCTATGCTCACGGCATGGGAATGACTGCGTTCACGTTTGTCCTGCTCGCACTTGCGATCTACCGGGTCATCCGCCTGTGGTTGGACGACACGATCACGATGCGTCTGCATGATGCGGTGATGAGCCGCATCACAAACAACGGGTTGGCGTTCAGCGGGTGGCGCTGGTGGCTGAGTGAACTCCTGTCGTGCCAGTGGTGCCTCGGCATCTGGGCAGGGTTCGCGACTGCGATCGCCTACGGGCTGTGGGCGGACACGCTGACGGTGCCGGGCGTGCTCGTCGTGGGGCTGGCGTTGGCGGCCGCCCAGTCAATCATCCACGTTGTCATGGGGGCGTTCGACCCCGACGACGATTAGTCCCAGATGCTTGGGTAGCCGTCATCCTCGCTGGGCGTTGCGGGCGGTTTGATGACGCTGGCCGAGTCGGACGGCCCGATGCCCTTGGTCAGCAGCGCGAGCACAAAGGTGCCGGTGGCTGCGAGTGCAGCGACGGCGGCACGCTGGGCAAGGTCGGCGTTGGCAAGGTCGGCCAGCACTGTCCCGTCGCTTACCGGGCCGATAGCGGTCAGGTAGGTGACGAGGAACGTGCTGATGAACGTCCGGGCGACCCGCTCGGCTACGTCTTTCCAGTAGGCATCCATCAGATCGGCAGCGTCAAGATATCGGCGACCGTTGCGAACACTGGAGCAGTCGGGAACCTGTAAATGGCCTGCCGTTCTGCGTAGAACTCCACGAGGTTCTGCCGGGCGTAAGTGCCACCGAAGGTGTCGGTCCCGGTAACGGAGATCGGGCCGACACCAACCTCAACGGGACCGGTGATGTAGATGTAGAAAGAACCCGGGTCGGGTTCGCTGGAACCAACGGGGGCAGTATTTGTGTTGGTCGGGTAGCCGGGTCCGGGGATCACGGTGTGGCCGAGGATGGTCTCCAAGCGATTGCCGCTCCGGACAACAAGGTTGTTGACAGTCAGTTCATGCAGTACGCCGATCGGAACGTGCAGCGTCCCCATCAGCCCGTTTGTCTCCACGGAGAACGCATCCAGCAGAACTGACACGGCAACAGCAAGCGACTGCGATCCGACAAACGCCGACAGGTCGGTGGCGGTGCTCTGAAGCGACGGGTTGCCGGTCACGGCGCCAGTCCACAGTTCCTGAGCAAGCAGATACGCCGTCTTAGCGTCCAGCGTGGCGGTGGCTTCAGCCCGGTACTCGGCCTCGTCGACCCGGCCGTGACAGCCGTGATGGGTGTAGATCGCGACCGGGACGAACTCGCTGATGCTTTCGGTGTCGATATCGTCCTTAGTTGCCTCGGTGACGCAATCGACCTCCCACAGACCTGCGGTCATGGTGTGAATGTCACGCGCGGCCAGCCCGGTGCGCCACCGCTCAAACGATGCAACCTCGGCAGGCAGTGGGTTGGCGCTCGTCAGCAGCGACACCTCCGGCGGAACCGGACGGATCGGTGATGCTGGTGCAGGTGCAGCGTTCGGCATTAGTGCTCCCATGACGGCAACAGACGACTCCAGCATAGGCTGCGTCCGTGCCGCTTAGACGGTGATGCCGCCTTTGCGAAGCCGAGTCTGCAAGTTGAACATGGTGCGGCGGCCGTTTCGTGGCGTGCCAGCGACCGTAATCATGGAGCCGTCCGGCAGTTTGAGCAGGAAGTGATTGCTCTTGGTGCGTTCCACGGTGACCCCAGCGGCCTCCGCTCGCTTTAGGATCTTCCGAATGTCTTTGTCGACGGCTGTCATTTAGGGCCTTTCTTCAGTTGAACTGATTGTAGCAGGTCATCAATCTGACACGGGCGGCCTTCGCTGATACCCTCTGCACCATGCCTTACCACCAAGCGGCTATCGCCGCGCACCGACGAGGCAGCGCACACGACGGATGCGACTGCGGCCCACGACGAGAACCTGACGGCGACCGATGCGCCCGTTGTGGATGGCCGATCATCCCCCAGCGGGCGAACCCTCAACCCACACCCTGACAACGTAAAGGCACGGGTCGAACCCGTCCTCCCATTGCAGTTCCTCGTCGTCCGTCATCGGCACGCCGTCATGCGTCTGGCACGTGAGCATGGAGCAGAATCCGTGCTCCAGCCCGTAGAGGTACCACTCGTCCAGTGTCATTCAGGGTTCCAGTCTGTCCATGCCGCATCAGGATGGCGGCCGAACCACCAGTCCCGACATTCGGCGCAGCCCCACACATACACGATCTGGCCGTCGTATGTTTCGGCTACCACGTAGCCAGCCGCTGGGGCGTTCCAATGGCTGCCGTTGATCTCACAAAGATGGCTAGAAGCCTTCCGACGCGCCAAGCCAGTTCCCTTCCAGATCAAAGTCGTGGCGGGTTACCCGACCGGATCGGATTGCGCCGCACTCGTCGCAGTAGTGGTCGACGTTGTAGTGGCCCTCAGCCCATCGGCGGCGCTCAATCGTGCGACAGTGACGGCACGGTTCAGCGATCGGCGGCAGCCCCGAGTCTGCGCTGACAACAAGCGCCCATCCCTTGTCCATGCACTCTGGACAGCGGTACAGCGGTTCGGAGAACCGGCTCGCTGGGCGTTTGGGGAACGATGCGGTTGGTGCTTGTGCCTGCTCAGTCGGTGCCACTGGTCAACTCCTTCAGTGTGGTTGCTCGTCGTTTCTCGGTGTACGTGTTGATGAACCGGTCGCGCAGCCTGTCTAACTGGCGCATATCGTCGACGGGGACGCCCTGAAGTCCACCGCAAAGTTCGTACACAATCCGGCTTGCCACCCGGTCCGGTGTTGGCCCGGTGATCGGGGTACGCGACTGGGCTTGACTGGCTGAGTCGACGATAGCGCGCCATTGCTGGTCGGCTTGCGAGCGGCTGCCAATGGCAAGGTCGATCACGTCTGCCGGAGTCGGCTGCCAGCGTTGAGTGACGAACAGTTGGTTGACCGCGCGGATGGCTGCGTCAGGCCGGTCGATTGTGGTCAAGGCGTTGGCGTAGAACGTCTTTCGGGTGCCTGTCATGTCTGCCTGCGGCCATAGTTCGCCGATGAGGCTGGCGACCTTGACGGCTTCCTCTGGGGTCACAGCCCCATTGCTTTCATCTGTCGGACCATCTCGGTTACGTCCTCGTCGTTGGTTGTTGGTTTGGTTCGGCTGAGAGCCACCCTGCACTGGTCCCAGTGGTCGCGCAGTGCCCCGGCGGATCGGATCTGGTCGGCCCAGCAGAACCCTTTGCGGTCTGGGCTGGAAAGCCGATCGAAGATAGCATACACCATCGTCGCCACGTCGTCGGGGGATGGGGCCGGGCCGTCCACATGTTTCGGTCCCCGCTTCAGCAGCAGCCGCATGTCGCGCACCCACGCCGCCGAGACCTTCGGTCGCGAACCCCGCTGGTCCTGCACCTTGTCGGCCAGCAGTGTGCAGAGAGCCGTGACTTCCTGTTCGTCGTCAGGCGCAGCGACGGCGGGCAAACCGCCGGAGCCTGAAGAAAGAGCCTGAAGTGAATATGCATTGGTATCTTCGGTATTACCTTCATAGGGGTGTTGGGAATCCGCAGGGGGGGTGTTGGGAATCCGCACCCCGGGGTGTTGGGAATCCGCAGTCGTCCAGTCTACGAGGTAGTATTTCTGGCTGCCGTGCTCCGGATGCCCAACGATCTGATGCCGCAGCAACCCGGTTTCCTGCAACCGCCTGATAGCGTCACGGACCCGGCCGACTGACAGGCTCAACTGCTCGGCCACATCGTCGTAGCGCAGTTTCACCCACGGCAACGACGGGTCATCCGCAGCGAATCGTCGGGTCTCCCCGGCTGCGTCCCGAATCCAATTCCACTTCCAGACACGCATCAGCACCAGCGAGTCGACGGTCGCGCTCGTCCTGCTGATACCAGCCTCCACGAGCAGGTCGACCACCCGTGGGTGATAGACGACCGCATCGTGGTGGACGCCTTGGGTTACGAACGCTGGCGCAGCGTCCACGAAGTCACTCATCGCACCATCCCTTCGGCGAGTGTCCGGCAACATAGCAGCGTGATAAGATCCCCGCACAACCATCCCGCGGTCGTCCGGTGTCCAGCCCCCCCAGTGTGGGCACCGGACGCCGTGGGAAGATCGAAGGGGACGTTGTGGCAGAGCGGTACGCCATTCCACAACAGGTACAGAGGAACGCCAAGCACGGCCTGAAGTTGCGTGCCGACCTCAACCGTGGCGGCACAGACGTTGGCGTCAACACGGCGAGAATTCTTGCAGCCGGTGGCAGCATCGGCATTGAGAAAGTTAGGCACATCAACCGGTACTTCCCTCGTCACGCAGGCGACAATTTGGACGACAAGAAATCCAACGGTTGGATCGCATGGCAGTTGTGGGGCGGGTCGGCCGCTTGGGCGTGGACCCGTGGCATTATCCGCAGGGCTGACGCAGAGTCCAAGCGGTAACCGGCTATGCCAGCCGCGTCGATCGTGCTTTGGCGTGTGACCGGCGACGGCCACAGCCCAAGGTTCTATCCGACTGAGCGGGCCGCCCGGGCACAGGCCAAGTCGATAGGCGGGACGGCCGATCGGATAGAAGTTGTGTTGGAGCACCCTCAGCCGCCTGAGTGACTGCGGTACTTCAGT